GATGGATAACGAACGATTACTAAACCAGAACCGCCTGCTCCACCATTTTGTGCAGTTTGGTTTGAACCACCTCCACCGCCACCGCCAGTGTTTGCAGTTCCTGCAGAACCAGCGCCAGACTTATTGCCGTTTCCACCTCCACCTAATCCTCCTGCACCTGCTAATGCACCAGAAGGACTTCCATCATTAGAGCCACCTCCACCGCCACCGCCTGCGTAGTAGTAGATACCGCCAAAAAGTTGACCAGCAGAAGTTGCAGAACCCCACGCTGAAAAGTTAGAGAGTCCATCTCCACCATTTCCTGAGAATCCACTTATGGTGTTTCCTGTTTGGCCAACAGCGCCAGAGCCCCCACCACCGCCCGATGCGTTATAAGCAACAACTCCAGCAC